GTACGCTGTATCAACCGTGGTCTTGGGGTTTGGTGTTGACCAGACATGCGCCGTGCTGTGGTACGGGTTACGCCCCTGCAAGATCAGCGACGGCCTACCGAAACCAGAGTTTGACCGGCAGATATACGCCAACCTAGCAGCCCACGGAAAAGAGATTGCGGCAACCCCGTGCATGCCGCAACTGTGGGCGGTCGATGCCGGCGGCAAAAACTTCGACGGCGTGATGCGATACGCGCTTGACGGGCAGGCACAATGCGGGATCATCACCCACGGCTTCAGGGGTACAGGTTGGAAGGGATACCGAGAGTACGGCAAGACCTACGTCAAGAACCAGCTACGGCGCGAGATGTGCCATATCAGGGCAGACCACAAAGACGGCAGGCGCATTACGTGGGTGCCGTGGCAATCGGACTATTGGAAGGAAATCACACAGCGGGCCATGCTTGGCGACATCGGCGCTCCAGGTTCATGCAGTCTGCCCGCTGGTAACCATGACGTATTCGCGGCGCAATTCTGCAACGAGAAGCTAGCAGGCAAAACAGAAGCAGCGGGTAAGGTGATATGGGTTTACAACCGGACGCCGGGCAAGAACGACTTACTTGACGCCATGGCGCAGGGGTACGCGGCGGCTGCGTTCTGCGGGACTGGCACAGGCGGCGAGCAGGCACCCGCACCCAAGGCGGTATATTTTACGGGCAAACCAAAAAGGAGATAAGATGGCAGCCAAACGCAAGACCAGAACACCGAGAGTCAACACCCGCCCCGTAGCGGTCAACACGACACGAGCAGAACCACCGAAACCGAAACGCAAACCGCGCCGATGTATCCCCGCGAACATGCCGACTATCTGCCCAGAGTGTGGGCACAACACGCGCAAGTGCAGCGGCAGCTACAAAGACCCCGTACACAAACAGATCGTGGAATACCGCGATTGCGTGAAGTGTGCAGAGCGCCTTGTGACGCCGCGCCAGATGACCGCACGGGAGGCGGAAATGTACTGCACGCATGCCGAAGGGGTGGCGGAATATCAAGAATCCATCACATAATTTGCAGCAATCGCAACAAGCGCCCGCCTACCTATAGACAGCGACGGCAATATGTGCCTTGAATGTTGCCATGCAAAACGCAGGCAACCTCCCGGCGCAGGTAGTAGCGGGCGAAACCATCTGGATCAGCGCAGACAATACCGTACAGGGCATGTCTGACATCACGTTCTCGGGATACACCCCCGCAGGCGGCTACACACTCGCCTATCAATTCGCCGGTACGACTCCCGCCACCGTTGACGCGGAAGCCAACGCAACCGATACGGGGTGGGGGTTGACCGTCACCGCCGCCGAAACCTTGACATGGAAAGCGGGCGTCGTTCGCTTTGCTGCCTACGTGACGCACACCGAGAGCGGCAAGGTCTACGCGGTCGAGGGCGGGGAGATTGCCGTCATTGCGTCACCGCTGGCAACGTCCAGCTATACCGCCGCTCTGACCGCATGCGATGCAGCCATCGCAGACTATGCCGCCAACCCGCACGGCTCATTCTCGATTGACGGCATGAACGTCAGTTATCGCAGCATGAACGATCTAATCAAGCTGCGCAACTACCTGAAATCACTCATCGCCGAAGAACTGGGCAACCGTCCTATCCGCATCATCCGCACGAGGTTCACGTGAGAAACCCCTTCCGCCGCCGCAAGAAAAGACAGGGTCGCACAATCCAGACTCGAGGGTTTGCGGCTGCTGACGTGTCAAGGCTTCTGGCTGGCTGGCGATATGACGGCGGTTTTACCCCTGCCGAAATATCCTCACACCTTGCGCCGATACGCGGGCGATCACGGCAGATGGCGAAGGATAACCCGCACCTCAAACGCTGGCTTGAATTGTCGGCGGTCAACGTGGTGGGGCAGGGGTTTGCGCTCAAGTCCATGCCGCACGATGGCAACCCCGGTGATCAGAACTACCGCCTTGACGAATCTGCCGCCGCTTTCATCGAATACCACTGGCACCGATTCTGCAACTACCGCGATCCAGAAACGGGGTTGACCTGGTGTGACGCGACCGGACGCAAGGCTGATGCCGAGATCGACCGCATGAACGTCAAGACATGGCGGCGCGATGGCGAGTACCTGATCCACGTTATCCGCAACGCCCCGAACCCTTATGGCATCGCGTGGCGCGTACTGCGCCCCGACTGGCTCGACCACGAGTACAACGTCAAGGAACTGGACAACGGCAATACGGTGCAATGCGGCGTAGAGATGACCGCAGGCACCCGTCGACCGGTGGCTTACTACTTCCACACCACGGCACAAGCGGCGACCACATACAGCCGCGCCGGCGGTCCGCTGCTTAGGATTCCTGTAGGCGACATCATACACGGATTCACGCAGGAGGACGAAGACCAGCCACGAGGCATCCCCCACACGCACGCCAGCCTCGTTAAACTCAAGATGCTCGACGAGTTGGACGAGGCCGAACTTACTGCCGCACGGGATGAGGCGTGCAGCGTCCGGACCTACTACGCGCCACCTGGAACCGAGGGCGCGGCGGCAGACCTTGCGAGCGCGGAGAATGCCGACGTTGTGCGGGCAATGACCGCAGAGAAAGAGGCGGGACAATCAGAGATTCTGCCGATGGGGTGGAAGGCTGAAGTCAACACGCCAGCACACCCGAACCGGGAACACGACCCATTCAAGCGCGGCATGCTCAAAGATGTTGGCGGCGGTCTTGGGGTTGAGTATAGCAACTGGGCTAACGACTGGGCGGGCGTGTCGTTCTCAAGTGTCCGTGTCGGCACCATTAGCGAGCGCGACATCTGGATCACCCTGCAGAACGACATGATCAGCCAGTGCAAACAGCCGCAATTCCTGATGTGGCTGAAATCGTTCCTGACCTTCGCTATCAGCGGCAACCTTCCGATGACCAAATACGACAAGTTTGCGCAGCATGAATACCGTGGCCGGCGTTGGATGTGGGTTGACCCCGCAAGGGACATGAAGGCAGCGGAGACGGCAGTTGACCGTGGGTGGAAAACCAACACACAAGTTGCTGGTGATCTGGGATACGACTACGCAGACAATATTGATGAAATCAGGCGGGAGACGGCACTGGCGAAAGGAACTGTGCTGGACGCGACCGAACCAGAAAAGGAGTCGAACAATGGCGACGAAACGCAAAACGCGGAATAAGAAGAACGAAGAACGCAGCGCCCCCGACCTGTTAATCAGGGCGGCTACCGTTGAGGTACGCGCCGCAGAAGGCGACGAACCCGCAAGCGTGCGTATGAGCGTATCGAGCGAGGAACCCGTATTGTCACACGTGTATTTCAACGAGCAGTGGCAGCGGGCATGGGAGATCCTTGACCACTCGCCAGACAGCATCAACCTTGAACGCGCCGCCGATGGTCTTGTGATTCTGGATAGGCACCATGGCGACCAGATTGGACTCATGGCGGTTGATACGACTAATCGAAAATTGGGCGGTCCGGTGCAGTTTTGCACAGGGACGCGGGCACAAGAGATTGCGGCAGATGCCGCGAAAGGGCTACGCAGAAACATCTCGGTTGGCTACCAAGTGGATTCTGACAGCTATCGCTTAGAGGATACCAGAGACGGCGTTCCGGTGGTACGGGCAATGTCATGGACACCCTACGAAGCGAGCTTTGAACCCGTACCCGCTGACCCCAATGTGGGTGTCGGCAGGTCCGCAAAACAACCGGCGGCAAAGACGCCCGCCAAACCCAAGAAAGAGAAGGTAAGAACCATGGATCCGAAAGAAATGGCAGAACTGTTTGCCCGTGCCGCTGAGTACGGAATCGACGCCGCGAAGGTGGCAGAGCTCGCACAGGGCGAAAACGCCCGCGCCGCGCTTGACGCACTGATCGTGGACAAGCAAGCCGAAGACCTGAAGGCATCCCGCGCCGAGGTTGCGGAACTGAAAGAGCGCAAGCCCGAAGCCCCGACAAAGGAACGCGGCGAGGTTGCCCCAATCGGCGGCGACAAGGAAACGGAAGCCAAGGCCATGCGCAAGTACAGCGTGATGAATGTTCTGCGCTCCATCGCTGGCGGCAAGGTCGACATCGGCTTTGAGCGCGAGATCAGCGATGAATGCGCCAAGCTGCGCGGTAAGGCTGCAACCGGCATTATCGTGCCGCACGCTGCCCTCGGTACTCGTGACTTCACGAAGTCTGGCACGTCCAGCTCGTCTATCGCGACAAACCTCCTGGCGGGCGAGTTCATCGACCTGTTGCAGACCAAGAGCGTGCTTGCCCCGCTGGGCGTTCGCTTCCTGTCCGGTCTGGTTGGCGATGTGGCCATTCCGAAAATGACCGCCGGCGCGACTGGCTACTGGGTCACGGAAGGCAACGACATCACCGAGAGTCAGCCCACGCTGGGGCAGGTCACTGGCGCACCGCACACTTGCGGCGCACTGGTCGACATCTCTCGCCGTCTGCTCAACCAGAGCACGCCGGATGCCGAGGCAATGGTACGCGACGAGATCATCGCCCGCGTAGCCCGCACGATCCAGATTGCCGTATTCCAGGGTACGGGCGCTGACGGACAGCCGAGCGCGATCACGGCAGCCTCGAACATCAACAACCCCAGCGTCACGGAAGGCACCCCGACCTACGCTGAGTTGCTGGCGTTCATTGGCGACATCATGACCGACAACGCGGAAGCGGACGGCATGAAGTGGGTTATGACCGGCGAAGTCTGGGCGAAACTGGCTGCTACGTTCATCGACTCCAACTCCAACGCCGAGCGCGTTCTGGACTGGAAGAGCAAGACCTGCCTCGGCTACGATTACCTCGTGAGTGAGGACGTGGGCGCGAATAGCCTGTTCTTCGGCAACTGGTCAACCGTGAATGTCGGCGTCTGGGGTAACGGCGTTGACCTGAACGCGGACACCGCAACACTGAGCGCATCGGGCGGCCTCCGTCTGGTCGGGCTTCAGGACGTGGATGTGATGGTGCGTTTGGGCGAAGCACTCGCCTACAACACCGCCGTCACTGCGTAAGCAAGCAAACCGCAACGCCCGGCGGTGGCAACCCCGCCGCTGGGCATTGATGGAGGATAAGACCATGAAACGGTATATTGCATCACTGGCAATCGTTGCGCTGCTGGCCGCGTGCATCATCCCCGCCTTTGCGGGTCTTGATGTATCGGGCGACACCTACACGACCATCGCCGTGCAAACGTCTGCCACGAACGGCACGACCACGACGGCAGCGGTTGACGTGTCCGCCCTCAAAGGTAATGGCAAAATCATTATCTTTGACTCAGGCGACATCGGCGCATTCGCATCGACGCAGCAGGTTATCACCGTGCAGCACAGCACGACCGGGACAAGCGCATGGGCTAACGTGACTGCCCCCACCTTCGGGGACCAGACCACGACAGCTACGGTTGAAGCCGAGAACGTAGACACGCAGACCTTGCGTAAATACATTCGGCTGAACATCACCATGGACGGCACCAACAGCGTGCAGCACTACATCGGTGGAGTGATTGTGACACCCCGCTAAGGGGTTAGCCCTATGGGGCATTAACAACGGACCCTGCCCCCGGTAATGCGCTGGGGGCGGGGCCAGGCTCTAACAGAGCGGTATTATGGGTCTGACACGCATAATGATAGAGTCGGCATTCAGAGCCGGTCGCACGGCGCTTTCTGGCGCAACAGTCCAAATGCGCCACGACTCAAAGGTGTATAGCGGCGTAGGCGGGACCGTGCAGGAGTTGGATCAGTTCGACCTTGCTGGCAACACGCGCCCCGTAGAAGGCACTATCCGCGTTCTGGTGTCGGAACTCGGCAAACCATGGCCAAAGACAGGCGACACCATCGAAATCAAGAACACGGAAACCAACACATGGGATTCGTGGCTGGTTTACAACACGCGCCCCGACCAGGCGAAAGCGACCATGTGGATTGAGTACGGCGAGAGATACTGATGGTTGATATCCAAATAAACGAGCAGAGCGCACGGTTACTGCAAGACGCCATGAGGGCAGCAGACAGAAAAACCGATTGGCACGTGCAGAAGCAGGCTAATAAAGCCATGTACTTTATCTGCCGTTCTGCCGGTGCCGCCATGAAGCCTAAGAGCATGAGAAGCAAGCGCAAGGTCGTGAAGAACCCCAAGGGCAGGGGCGCAAAGTTTTTGATTGAGGTCTTACACCAAGACAAACCCAGAACATTTTTGCCGACCAACAGCCGCGCAGACAAACGCCGCAAAATCGCCAAGCTCGGACTTGCCCGCACCACCATGCGTATCGCCGCTGGCAAGTTCGGGCGCAGACCGGCTGGCAGCATGACTAAGGGCGGCAAGAGGTTTGTCAGGGCGATCAGCAGGCACACAAAGAACAAGAGCAAGGTGGCTGTAATAAACTCCCTGACCTACTTGTTTGAGGCATTCCCGGGCATCGTTGACAAGGCAATCAATAACGGCATGCGGCAGTTTATCCACGGCTTTGACAAGGACTGGGCAAGCGCCCTGAAAGCGGGCAAATCATGAGCGTTGAAAGCGCAACAGAGCAAGGGCTGAAAACGGCACTACAGGTCCACACGGACACGCTCGACCCTGACACTAAGCCTGTTTATCGGTGTTTCTTTCTCGATGATGAAACGCTAACGGGCGAGGAAAAGGAAGAGAAGGAATATCCGCTCGTGCAAATCACGGCAAGCCCGAACGTGCCGACACACCACAAAGCCACGTTTCGGCACGTTTCGGTAGAGATCAAGTTTGCCACCAAGCGCATTGACGACCCGAAAAAGCAAACGCTGGTCGCTCTGTACGAGAATTGCCGCGACATCATCGACACAGAAAGCACCATCAGCATCGAAGGCTTCAACCTCATTGGTGCAATCGTCGAATCTGGCGGCGAAACAGACGTTGACGAAAGCGAGCAATACATCACGCTACCGCTAACAATGAAACTCTGCGGAGCATAAGAAAGGACGGCACACAATGGCAGAATCACCTCCAACCATCACAGCGGTTGACTACTTCAACGCTGGCGCAAACTTCCACGTACAGAACAGCAACACCGAGGAAACCAAGACGTTTTCCCCCGTCATTGGCGCGGCTGGTGACTATGCGTGCTCGCAGGAGTTTGACGACGGCGACTCCTACATGAGTGAATACAAGTACTGCAGCGACACGCCCGACATTGACACAGACCTTAGCACGCTGATTACCGCGTTCGGGCAATTCAAGACAGACACGACCGGATCGCCGACAGAGATGCGCATTCACTTCGAGGCCGGCGAACCGGCAACAGTCACGATTGACGGGCACCAGCACGACGCCAACGCTCACGCCAACGACGCCCTTGATGAGTTCGATTGCAGCAGCATCATTCCTGCATCAAGCGGCATCGGGGTGCCTACGCTTATTACGGTTACAGGCACGGTGTCACCCGTGAGCGCAGACGTTACCATCAACGCCAACCACATTGACAAGGTGGGCGCAGACGGGACGCACTTCCACGGGCAGAACATCGGCCCTTGCCGCGTGTCCATCTCGGTACAGTACGAGGGGCAGGTATCGGGCACAACGGCGGGCAACTGGCTTAACATTATCGTTGCCAAGAGCGACGACAACCAGGATACGCCGACAAGCACGGTCACGGCCGAACAGTTTGTTGACCGTACATAGGAGGTGAGTCATGCCTGGAGTTCAGATTATACGCAAAGGCGGGTTGTGCGTGAGAGCGCCAAAGGAAGCCCAAGACGCCGCAAAGCAGGAAGCAGAGGAGCGACGTGCAGCACGAGAGCAGGAAATGGCTGAACTGGCTGTTGACGGAAACGGGTCATGTACTGGGTGTCGAGGACTTTGACGACATTGCCGAACTGGACCGCATAGCCGCCGAAGTAGCAGACCCACAGAACGGCATTGATTCGCCTATGCTGAATCATGCCGTATACTTTCGGCGCGTCCCCGTTTACCCGTTGACCCTTGCACACCTGACCTACCTTGACGAAGCACCGCAGCATATCACGGGCGAGGGCGATGACGGGCGGGTACTGTGTATGCTGTGGGTTGCAACACTGCCAGAAATCACTGACGATCACTATAACTGGCACGCATCGTCAAAGGCATTTCGCAAATGGTCTTGCCGCTGCCCATGGACGCCAGCAGACGTTGAGGCCGTGCTGCAACTGCGGTACAGCAAGCTACTGAGCAACCAAGACGGAGAGGCGTCAGAGAATAAGGACGGCGCGCTAATCGGGCTGCTATCCCGCGAGTATGGCGACACTCCCGAATACTGGATGCGGAAAGCACCCCTTGGCGTGATAGACGCGTGCGTGGCAGACTGGAACGCACAGCAGGAAGCACAGGCAGCAGCATACCGCAAAGCCAACCCGAAAGGCGGGGCTGCCCCCCCACCATCCCCTAAGTTTGTATCAATGCGCAAACTCCGAGAATGCGCCGAAAGGATAAGAGAGAAATGGCTAAAAAGCGCAGCCTAGTAATTGAGATCCTCGGCAACAACAAAATGGGCCGAGCCGTACGCGATGCCATGGGTTCGCTCAAGCGGCTTGGTAGTTTTGCGCGTGGCGTCGGTCGTGGCATCGGCACCGCATTCAAAATAGGCGCGGCCGGCGTTGCGTCAATGGTTGGCGCTCTGACGGTTGCGTCCAAGTTTTACGCCAAGCAGGAGCAGGCGGACATGGACCTTGCCGCCGCTATCCGCAATCGAGGGCAAGCGGTAGACGAACTACTGCCTAAACTGAAAGCAGAAGCCGCAGCCATTCAGCAGGAAACAAAGCACGGCGACGAGTTTGTCCAAACCCTGCAGGCACAGGCTATCAACATGGGTATTACGGCAGACGGCGCAACCGACGCCACGAAAGCCGCCATGGGGCTTGCAAAGGCATACGGGCTTGAATTGGTATCTGCAATGCGACTCGTTACCCGCGCAAGGGTGGGGGATACATCAAGTCTCAAGCGGTACGGTATTATGTTAGACGATACGCTCTCAGCGGAAGAAAAGTATCAGGCAATCTTAAAGATCGGGCGCAGGAACTACAGCCTAGTCACAGACGAAGTTAAGACGCTTGCGGGAAGATTCGCGCAATTCAAGAACGCGATAGGCGACGTTGCGGAGGCGTTTGGCGGTGCGTTTGTCGAGGGGGTTGATCTCAAGAACCTGTTTAAGGACATGAGCGAACGCGCCGTTACCGTTGGCAAGGATCTACAGACCAAACTCATCCCCCACTTCCAGAAGTTCCGAGAAATCGTAGAGGGATTGATGGCAGGCGGCGGCGACAGGGATAAAGCCATAGCGGACATCAAGGCGACATGGCTCAAAGCGGTTGACGTGGTTAAGCCCAAAATGGAGGAATGGGGATTGGTGGTCGGAGCCGCAATCTGGCGCGGGTTCAAGAAAGGCAGCGTCAAGGCGGGAGGTGCGGCTGCGCAACAAATGACAAACGTCATGGAAACACCAACAGGCCGCACTATATCTATGATGCTACCGCAAGAGTTACGAGGGGCGTTTGGTGCTGCGGGTGCATTTGCCGGAACCGGGGGCGGGTTTGGTGCAAGATTCAGATCGGCAAACGAGGCAATCATCAGGAGCGCGTTTGGTCTGCCTGGGGCATCGGCGGGCAACCCAATTCACGTGCAGGAAGTAAAACCGATTGACGGCGTAGGAGGGCGGTAATGGCAAGTGTATATGGAACAGTAACCGCATGGATGCCTGACAGGTTGTATCCGCAACGGGTTGACGGCGGACGCAATCCGGCCGGCGCACCATACGAGGCCCCCGTTGGCTACACATGGCAGCGAGATGTTCTCCAAGTGCAGCTGCATCGTGACGGGGAGGGTTTAAGTACGTTTGACCCGCTGATCGGAGACACCGCACATGTTGATGATCTTGTCTATCAATGGGGTGCAGACCTGCCGGATATTGCCAATGGGAGCAGCTACGACGCCACATGCAAAGAGAATTATGTTGTACCGCTTGAGCGCGGAATGTGGCGCGAGAATATTGTGTGGGAGTGGATGAGTGAATGGACAGAGGTAGAGGCATCGTCTGACAGTCCGATATCATAATGAGAATCTTCCAAGAACAATATACAGGCGGCGGCGCGTTCAGGGTCATAGCCGACTTTATGACCACAGTGGGCCGCATGCTCGATAATATCAAGGTGTTCGGCAGCGGGCGCGTTGTCACCACGCCGACAGGCATTGAGCTCTATCTTGATGACCAATCCTTCCCGTGGAGCCTGCTCGCGTTCGGCTATGAGCTTGACGCCGACGAATGCACCATCAAGCCCGGCACTATCCGCATGCACGGAATTGCAGAATACCCGCTCACCATCGCCGCCGCCGTTACGCTTACAGGATCAACCGAATGGGTGTACGCCGAAGTGCAACGCGGCGCAGCAACAGGAACTGCACCAACCATCGCACACAGCAGCACCGAACCGGAAACAACAAGCACGCATTTGCGCATACCCCTCTATAAGTTTACCTCGCCCGAATCAGGACGTTATACCCTT